AAATTCAAGCATGTTATAAAGAGTTATCCTTGTCTGATAGATTGTAGTAGTCTTATATCCCTGCTCGGCCATATCAGAGAAAATTTTCTGGCAGTGAATCGGTTTTACTTCTGAAAGAAGTTTTTTTCCTATAATTCCTTTAATATTTTTTTCATACCTTTCGGAATAATTTCTAACCGTGTTCGGCCTTACAGTTTGCTTCTTTATACCGATCCAATACTCATACCATGTATCAACAAGTATGTCAGAAGCATTCTCTATATCACTATGTTTGCTGATATAACTTGCATCTGCAATCCATTGCCTGCATTCCTGCAATTTTTTGAATCGCTTGGTTTTTCTAATTCCAAACTTATCGGTAAATCTTGCAACATACAATTTATCAGATTGCTGAGAAATCCCAACACCAAGCTCTTTTCCCTTCAAGTCTTTTCCCACGTTTCGCCTCTCCTTTCTTTATGAGAAAAGCCTTATGCAATTTTTTATATTATCACATAAGGCTCTAAAAGTCTACAATTCCACATTCTCAGAAATGTATTTCTCAAATTCTTTTCTTTTAATTAACCGCTTTTTCCCAACAAAAATCACAAAATTGCATCGAGGATTATTTGAAATATCTCTTATTTTGTTAATTCCTATGTTGCTGTATTCCGCAGCCTCTTCTAATGTAAGTGTCACTTTTTCCCAAATTGGAACCTGCTTTTTCACCTTATCATCTCCTACCTTTTCTTTGATTGAATGAATCCTACGGCATAGTGTAGATTTTGGAAGAAATGTTTCTAAACATATTTGATCCAAGCTCTTTCCGCGACAGAGCATATGGAAAATCACTTCTTCCTCTTCTGTAAAATTGGTTTTTTTAATTATAAGATCAACTTCCGGCTTACTTAGTCTGCTGAAGTTCGACCTCATAAGCCCTCCTGTTTCTGTGTAAAATCATGTCTTTTTCAAGGCAGATTCCACACTTTTTTCTTCCTGGAACTACTTTTAGTTTTCCGCATCTGGTGCATATACCATTCGATACTCTTTCTGCATATAATTTTTTTTGCGTCTCGCGAAAACGGTTTCTGTACTTTTCTTTCTGCTGATCGGTTGGTGGATTTTTTATGCCATACTCCCAGTGATACTCTCTGCATAATATGCATTGTTTCTCGTCTCCATACAACTTTTCTTTATGGCAGACCGGACAAATTCCGTTTTCCTTACAAAATTTTTTTGTTTCACTGCGATATTCTCTTTCTTTTTCCAAACACTCAGAACAATAATGTCCATTTCTATCTAGCGGTTTCCCACATCTAGGACACAGACCTCTTTCTTTTCTGCTTTTGTATAGTTCCGCACTTCGTTCCTTTTGGCTTTTCATTTTATCTCGGAGTAAAGCCAGCTTTATTGTCCGGACAAACCTCTTCACTCCTTCCGATATTTATTTTTCTTCTATGCTATATGCATTTCTTTCTATTCCATCCAATTTCTGGTTTACCCGTCCTATAAGTTTTCTGATATTCTCCGGCATCTTCGCAACCGTATTCTCCCGTTCAATAATTGTTCGATAACATCTGACAAAATGGCTACTCACAACACTTTCATTGTATTCTGTATCCATTGCCCAAGCATACAACTGATTTGAGGAGCCTACGGCTTTCTGAACAGATTCTGGCAGCTTCTCATACTCTTCCCGGCTATTATAAGCACTCCTTCTGATAGCCTTACTCACCAACGCCCATGCTTCCATTTCGTTCAGGTCTTCTGGTTTAGTGAGCAATTGAATTTTTTCGACGATCTGCCCTGGAGATGGCGGAAATCCGCTTGCATTCTCTCTGACAAATGCCACAAATGCCGCTTGCACAAGCTTCCAGTCAAAGTCCTGCAACATCATATGCCAGACATTTACCGCAGCTGTTTTGCTAGGTGGATTATAATTTTGATATGCTGCCTGAATCATTGCCAGAAGATTTTGTGTCTCTTCTCTTGTCATCAGCTATCCCTCCACTCTCCTAGAATGTCCTGCTGTCCTTTTGGTCTGAAGACTTTCTCTTTCTGATTGACGTATCCATCAAATTTGGTGCAAAACAGCGTTCCAGGCTTCAAAAACTGCTCAAACTGCGTACCTTTCCATTCCTTTGCCTTTTTGTCGATCACGTTCTTGAAATCTTCCATCGTATATCCTTCGGAAAATCTGGCATTTATGTAAGATTGTGTCTGCTTGTTATTGTATTTGTATCTCGTTCCGCATACTTGATTCAAATAGTCAACAATTTCCTTGATCTGCTCTAACGTAACGCTCTTTTTCTTCCGCTTATCCTCTTCTTTCAATGCGGCAATTGCCAAATCAAGAGCCTCATTATGCATAATGCATAGCTCTTTTGACGGATTAGCCGGACTATCTGGGTGCAAATATTTTGTTTTCAGATATTCAATAGCTTCTTTCTCTTTCATAATCAACTTCCTCCAGTTCATTCAAAGCGCATCGGCTACATAACTGCATTCCGTCCACTTTGTATAATGTTTCTACCTCATCTCCGCATTCATCACATACCAGCACTGCCGTATGCCTTCTAGGACAACTATCTCCAAGGCAAGGATACGATTCCGTTGCACAACCGCAGCATTCATCTCGTTCAGTTATCACTCCGTATTCCCTTCTTTCAATAAATCCATAAATTTTCCATACTGTTTCTGTGACACTTTATTATTAGCCTTATCCGCTCTCAGCTCGATTTTAAGGTGTTTTTCTGCTATAGACGATAATTCCCTAGCCATATTCTTTCTACCCTGCTGAATCCCGTCTCTATAGCCTTTCTGCGGTCTGTAATCATCTATCTGCGCCTTGCCCTCTCCCTGTGAACCGGAAGTCTTGTTGCGTAGCTGATAACCTCGATCTGCATATTCTTTTATAAAAAGCTGTTCCATTTCATTAAGCACTACTTCTGGATATGAATTAAAATCAATTTTCCATCCATTTTGGTTTTGCTTAGAGTACAAACCATGCTTTTTGATTGAAAGATCTATATGCTGGTAACCTACCATATGTTGAGCCAGTCTGGTCAAAATATGTACCGCTTGTCCAACATACGCATATTTGAATCCGTTTTCATCCGTTCTTGTAAGAAAGTAGATTCCGCTTCCTTCGTTCAAATACGGATTCACTTCCAGCAATCGCTTCTTATTCTTTGCTTCAATAGCTTTTGCCTGCCTGAATTTATTGTAGTCCATCTTAAATTCTCACATCCTTATCATTTTTCCTGATTTCAAGATTAAGTCCGCATTCCTGCCGGAGAACTTCGATCTGGTCATCCCATGTGAAATAATCATCCATCAGGCATTTTGCCTGAAAATTAAATTCATGAATAAATCTGTCTAGTCTTGTTCTCCCAAAACCAAATTTTTCGTGAAGAATATATGCCGATAAAATAGTGACTGTATCAACTGTGTTGTTCTTTATCCGCATAATGCATTCATTCATGGCAGACTTGCTGACGGCACACGGAAGATCAACAATATTCCTCATTTTCAATTCTTCTTCAAGTCCTTCAACGCCTTTTTCCTTGGCAATTCTGAGAGCTTGCGCCATGCCCTCCATCCTTGCCCGTTCTTCTTTATTTCGTGACATTCTTTTGTGCTATCCTCTATTACTTTACTAAAGCATCCATCTTGACAACGAATCCATCAAAATTTCCGGTTTCTATATAATGGTTTGTGTCAAAAAACATTATTTCCTTATCCTTTGTTACACCGATACTCGTTCCGTTGTTCACCAACGCATGTTTCAGTAACGTTAAGGCTGCTATAATCTCTTCTTTCGTCATATCAGTCATCGTCTACACCAAATGCCTTTCTCAAATTAGTCTTCAACTGCTCCCGGAACTCTTCCAGCTCGAAAGTTGACTTGTACAGATTGCACTGCCTACATGCCGGGATGAAATTTGATATGTCGTTTAATTGCTCTGAATCCATATCTCCCAGATATTCACCGTGCACATATACCGGCTTAAGGTGATCCACCTGCATGTCCTTATAAGCTATTTCACAGCCACAGTAGCCGCACCTGTGATTATATTTTTCATACAGTGCCAGCCTTGTCTTTTTCGGAATTGTTTTTCTGCTCATAGGGACTCCTCTATTTCTTTCAGCTTGGCTTCGGCTTCCTTGCGGGTAAGAAACACCCTCCAGCCAATATCACTTGATAAATAACTGTCTTCATACTTGATTCTATGATTACAATCATAATATCGTGTTTCAATGCTTATAGTTTTATCCCCAAAAATATTTTCAAAAGTTACTTCCGTAACCTGCATCTCAACAATTGGTTCTTTCACATATTCAACTACTTTATATAAGGAATCACCAGCCTTGCACGGCAACCGCAGGAGCCGTCCCTGCTCTTCCAGATCTTCATATTTTCCTAACGCTTCAAGCAATAACCCTTTATACCCGTAAGAATTTTCTCCACATGGTAAGTTATCAGCAGCTCCATGTGTTCCATCACTGTACGTTTTCGTTAATCTCTCCATCATACACCTCCAACAATTTAGCTACATCATCAAGCCAGTACAACTCCCCATCTTCAAAGCAACAACCGTATGTTTTTTGATAATATGGACAGCATTGACCTTCACCACCGTTTATTGGATCTCTTGGCTTTTCAGAACCGGTACATACAACACGCTTAAAATCAGCATCGTCCAGATGTTTGAAGTTCTCAATATCCGCATGACAATCGCCGTCTGGAGCCATGCTTGCCACGCATTTAAGAGCTTTTATCATATCTTCGATATTTGGTTTATCTCCCATCTCACGCCTCCAACAGCTCCGGATTATCAAAAATATTTCCAATAACTTCTACGCATTTTCTTTCTTCTGCATAAAATCCTAAGTTGCAGTAACAAACCCCGCTTTCCTTATGGCTTACATAACTGTAATCCAATGTCCAGTCACCATCGCGATATTTTACAATCTCTGGATACTGTTCTTTTCTATCGCAAATATCATTCTCCCAAATCAGCTTGCCGTTCTTGTCTCTAAGTCCGGTGCACTGGCAGATGGTGTTATCCAAAATATGTATATCATGCGGAATACCTGTAATCATATTCCACTCCACCCACTCGCCGTTATCAATCCGCTTTCCGCGGAAAAGAATCTCTCTCATACCTCATCCTCCACATATTCCGGACAGTCCTCTGCAAATTCGTAGCTGTCCTTATCCTCGCACTGAATGCTGCAATCTTCAGATGACGGGCAACAAATGCAGCACTCGGTTGATCCGTATACACATTCTCTGATGCAACGTTTAGCCATGTCACACCTCCTGCGGTTTCTCACACCGCTCAAACTCGATCACAAAAACCCACGGATTCGCATTCCATCCGTAACTGTCAAGGTCTGATTTTTTGATGGTCGAATCCCATAGCCTGCTAAAAAGGAAATACAACTCCGATATATAATCAAATTTACTAACGCAATCTTTTTGCTTGAGTCTAATTCCCTCATTTTTGATACCATTCTCAGTGATATCCTGCAACCGCTCCACCCGTACATCCGTAACCTTAAGCCAGATTCTCGCCGCTTCTTTCGGCATGTGGATGGATGGGTGCCAACGCAAATCTTTTAACATCCATGATTTACCATATGCCTTGTACCAAAAAGTGTGAGCTGCTATCTGAATGAATGTTTCCCGAACATACAGGATATCTCCCGGACATATAGGACAGTTTCTCTCTGATACGCTTAACTGC